CCAAAGCGCCTGATACTGTTTTTCCTATATGGGCTAATCCAGCGCCCGCATACTCTTTAGCTATTTCAGGAAAAGTTTGTTTTGCTGCCGGCATTTCATAGTCGGATGGTTTCCCAGTTATAAACTCTTGCAGCCCTGCTTTTGATTTTTTTAATTGCCCTAGTACCCCTCTAGGAAATCCAGTCTCAAAGTAACCAGGTTCTTTAGGTTCTTTTTTTGGCGAAGCTTTAAATGTTTTGGAATGTAGCTTTCTTACTTGCTCTAATGTGACTCCGTTTCCGTATTCGTATTTTTGACCATCTAGTTCAATAGTTGCCATGATAACCTCACAATCCTTTTACCATTTCTGGGGTAACTTTAATGACATTAGCTGCTTTAATGTTCTTTGCGCCAGAGCTTATGTTTTTTGCTAACGTCTTTTTTTCTGACTTTTGCGGAACATCAAAAGGTATATAAAGATTCTTTATTTGTTCTTGTTCTTGCAAATTAGCCATTTCTTTAAATTTTTGGTCAAAGATAGAATCTATTTCGTTATTAAGTTCTGGGTCAGTGCCATAAGATTTTGATAAAAAGTCTTGTAGTTTTGCGCCAATTACTGAACGAGGGTCGACTGTTTCTCCAAATTTTTGCAAAGCAATTTTAACTTTTGGTGAGCCTGATGCCTGCATTTCGCCTAATGCACCAAGTATTTTAAATTTTTGCCCAACACCTAAGTTTATTAGCCGCTCTCTTGCTTTAGGGTCAAGTTTGTAATTATTTATATCTTCAACTAATCTAGCGGTACCCTTCGATATATCTCCTGAGTATGGTTCAGTGCCTTTTATGATATTTGGGTATGCATAAGTAAAACCTACCCTTGCTCTTGCTGTTCTTTGTTCTTCAGTTGTTTGCGGCCTGTAATACCCTAGTTTTTCACCTGTTTTTGGGTCAGTTTTGAAGTATTCATTTTTACCTAAATTTATTGTTGTTGTTGCGCCGCGTTTTTTTGCGTCAATGAGGTCTTGGAAATCTTGTGCTCTTCCATAATCTCCCGCTGCTTGATATTCATCGCGTTTATTCAATAGCTGTTCAAGCTCTAACTGGCCTTCTTTAACTGCTTTATCTAATGCTTTTTTGGTAAACTCTTCGCCTTCTTTATTATTTGTTTCCCTGTAATGTCTTAAGTCTTCTAATAATTTACCAGTTGGGCTTTGTGCTTTAAAGTCAGGTGCGGCACCTTGAGCACCACCCAATGATTGTATGGTCGTCTTAGTTGCGCCACTTGGTAAAGTCATAGTGGTAATTTGTCGGTTACGTGGGAAATCATTGTAAGTTTTAATACCTGTTCCCGGTGACATTTCTTCTAGTATTTTTCTGTGCAATGGGCTTTTCATGTAAAGCTCATCTGCTTCAGCATAGCCAGGTTTTACATTGTCAGTGTTAAATCCTGCTTGTTGCAATTGTTGCGCATAAGATACTGGTTGTTCTTGTGCTTGTTGAGGAGCAGGCATTCTTGCCGGCATGCCTTCAGTAAGTTCCATTTCCATAGGTCTTTGTAAATATTCAGGCGCTGCCATTGCCTGTTCTTCAGGTCTTAATTCCATGGCCATCGGACGTTGCCCAGTTAACTGCATTTCCATGGGGCGCTGACTATAACTAGGTTCAAATAAATTTTGTTGTGCTGGCGTATAACCTTGTGGTAACTCAGGAGCTAGTAACATAGACTCTACAGGCATACTAAGCTCCATAGAGCGCTGTGAATATTGAGGCTCAAATAAGTTTGGCTGTAATGGTGTATAACCCTGTGGTTGTTCAGGAGCTAGCATTAGAGAGTCCGCGTATGATTGCGCTGCTTGTTGCTCAGGTGCAATACTGGACAAGTATTCTGGCATGTTTTTGCCTGTTAACATGGCCGCAAACTCTGGCACATAAGGCTCTCTTAATGCGCCTTGCTGAGGTGCTTGTTGTTGCACTTGTTGCACTGCTGCATTATGCGCTTGGTCATGGGTTGCCCCCATATTCTTAAAAGCATTGTACGCATCTTTGTACAAGCTTAATTTCATTCTGGCTTGTTCGTTAGCCATGCGTTGATGTTCTTGCGATAAACCAGCACTTGCAAGCTCTGATTCACGCATACGCCCATAATATTGATTAATCAGGCCTTGATGCTGTAAGTTAGCCAGCGCTTGGTCATATGATGTTTTTGCCATAGGTTCAGCATATTTAGCTTTAGCACGGTTAATTGTGTTAGCTAGCTGATTAGATACAAGTTGTTGCGCAAGCAATCTTGGATAGCCTTGTACGTTTTCTACGTTACTGCGAAAACCTTTAATCATGGCTTGGCTTAAATCAGGTACGGCTCCCGCTTCTTCAGCGGTTCCTCTGATTTGCCCAGGAATGCCTGGTAAATTAAATCCTATAGCCATTTGCTAACCTCCCATCATTTTGCCAAAGAAACCACCTAATGGGCCACCAAATAAAGTACCTAAACCACCAAAAAGTTGCCCTATGCCTTGACCTCGTTGTTGGTTGCGCATAGATTTTTCTAATGCACCATATTGTGCTTGTTGTCCAAGTAAGCTGCCTAACATATTTCCGTAGCCCGTGCTTGCGTCATAGCCCATCTGATTAATATTACCCAACCCTTGTAAGCCTGTGCCATATAATCCCATCATGCGACTCATGTAATCGCCAAAATCTTTTTGCGCTAAGCCTCCTGCAACGTCCGCAGACTGTAGTTGTGCTTGAGGCGTGCCTAACATACCACCTGCTGCTGCTTGATTGCCTACAGCGCCCATAGCTTGTTTTAACGCTTGTTGAAAACCAGGGCTTTGTTGATAACCACCAGCAAGCTTATTGTAAACATCGCCAGTTGAACCTGTGAGTTGGCCATATTGACCCATCAACTGACCAAGAGCATTTTGCCCAGCTCCCATATAAGGCTGGTAATATGGTTGCATTGCGCCCGGTATTTGATTCAAATACTTATTTGCTTCTCTTGATATACCAGAGCTTGGGCCAAATAAGTTATATAAACCACCACCAATGCCAGCGGCTCCCGCACCATATCCAAGCATACTTAGTAAATTGTTCATTTGTCCGTCTGACATTGTGTTTTGCGCCATAATAATTCCTTAAGGTGTGTACGGTATTACTTTAAATACAGGGTTGCCGCCTATGTTTATTGCAACTTTAACTTGGTTAACTGTTGTGTCATATACCATTGTGCCATACGCGCAAGTTTTTCGCCCTTGGCCGTCAACATTATTTTGTATTGTTGTAATTTCGGTACTTGTTAAGCTTGGCAGCACAAGTCCTTCGTTACCCATTAGTCGTTGTAAATTAGCTAACAAAACTTGACGAAAGGTTAATTCGTCATCAGTGGGAAAGCCTTTTTCATCTACAATTCTTCCCATGGGTAAATTTGGTATACGTGTTACACTTCTATCGCTTACGGTTGTCATTGATATATCTCCAGGATTCCGTCAGTGCAAACAAAACGGCCAAAACCGCTAAATCGTAGTTGAAATGTAGCATCGTTCACTATTCCTAAACGCTGGTATATAAAACGTGACTTTCTTTTGCCAGTTGGGTTCATATTTAAACGCCAGCTAGAGCCAAATGTTTCTCCGCCATCACGAGATATACTTAAATCTACAGCTTCACTATAATTAACAACGTATTCTGTTTGCGTTGCATTTGCTTCAACACCAATTGGATTACCTAGTTCTGTGGTAATCTCAACATAAGATTCTGTTGCAATGATTTGACTTAATGTATTAGTGCTAACAGGTATTAAGGTTTTAATGTTTTGTTGGCCGTTTTCTATAGTAAACCCTAGGCTTTTAGCAACAAAATATCTTTGGCTTGGTAGTCTTATTGGTGGTGTTATGCGTATGCGTGGTATTTCTTTGGCAATAGCAGTTTCACCAGTACCATATTTGGCATCAGTATATTGAGTACCAAAACGATAAACGTCACCGCCATCTAAAGACACGAAGTAATAATCATTTTTAAAGAACACGACTTGTCTTGCTATGTGATAATCAAGGTTTTCATCGCTTACATTAAAGAATAGGCCGGTATTAAAGTCATACGCGTAGCTTATATTGTCATCAAGAAATGTAAACTGATAAATAATGTGTCCATCTTGTCGAAACAAAAATCCAGTGCAATTTTCTGGGTTTGTAAGATTTGAAAGCACATAGTCAATACCATCCGTTGATATGCTTTTTGTTGTGCTGCCAGTTGCGTACATAATGACAGGCCCTGACTGCTCATTTACACCTAACCAAACAATCATGTTATCCAGTTCAGCTATACTTGAAGCATTTAAACAACCATAGTCAATATTGTAGGTTGTGCCACGTTGATAAGGAAATAGTGCAGCCCCTACATCTTGCCAACTTTCAGCAACGTTTGTACCCATAACAATTAAGTTATTACCGCCTCCTGGGATAGGCACTGCGGCTTTTGTAGTTGTAGGTTTAGTTTGTATAGAACCAATTTGCGCAGGCTTGGCAGGCCCTGTATTTGGCCAGTCTAAAGCATCATTAAATCCTGATAGAACCCAATAAAATGTACCTTCACATGCAATAATAAGTCTGCCGTTTTGAAAAGACACGTAACCAGGGCTTTTATATATTGTGTAATCAAATTGAGCGTTTGTCAGTTTATTAAAAGCGCCTGTACTCCAGTTGTAAACATATACATACACCCTATCTGTAATACATACTTGAGCGCTATTGTTTTCAGCTATATATACATCTCCCTCAGATGTGTCTAATGATGCTATATATTGCGAATACAATGTCCCATTACTGGCTTGTTGTACTTTATAGACATTCCCACCAATAACGCAAACCATAAGGTCGCCATTAAATGTTGTATATATGCCTCTGCCTTTTTGGTTAGAATTCAATATTAATGCGGTTTCATAACCCGCATAAGGAACCAGAAAATTATCACTAACGATGAAATTCCAAGTCTGTGAATTGTTTATTTTAGCAAAGCGACCAAAGTTAGAGCCGCCTACTATTTGCAACGGTATCTCTTGTACTTGTTGTATGGCATTTGGTGCAGGCATAATACTCTCTTATAGTGTAATAACAACACAATATGATTAAAAAGGAAAATAACCTTTACTGAGATTAATGGCTTGCCAATCCCAAGGCGATTGCCCTGAAAAAAATGTTGTTCTGGTAAGCGATAAATCTGGAGGACTAACATCCAATATAACGTCTTCCATTTCTTTTAATTTTGCTTTTGATTCATCAGGGAACGTTGCGCCATAATCAGAGCAAATATATTGAGCTAATTGGTATCTTAAAAATTCAATATAAAATTCATCATAAATTGTGCTTAAATCTGTATCTAAGGTAACGTTGGTTAATCCAAATTTACCACTTAGTTTTAATACATAATTACCTTGAGGTAAAAAGTATAGAAATATTCTTGAGCCACCCTTTTCGCGTTCTACACGGTAAGAAAAAGGTAAGGATTGTATGCTATCAACACGTCCTGTAGCGAAAAATTGCTTACGTGTAAGTTCAGTCATTGGGTAACGAACATCACCTATATTGTATGTCATGGCATCAACATAAAGCAGTCTTTCGATAAAGTACTCGCCAACACCAGCTGTTAACGTTAACGTATCACGTTTGAAGTATGGTATCTCACGCAAGTCTGTGCTTTTAAATTGTAATAAAGCATTAAGGAGAAACAAACCATCCTCGATTTGCTCTCCTGATACTTCTTGTAATTGCCTGCTAACTATCTGAGACAGATAATACGCTCTTGTAATCAACATTCTAGCCGTATAAGCCATATTATCTATCTCCTATATTTTAGATTGCGAACTGGTAGCCACCAACACTAACCGCAGCAGCAGCGCCGGCATTACTTACTTTGTAATTAACTTTTGGTAAACCAGATGCTAAGGTTGCCATAACTAAACTTTGACTTGATACAATTACAGCATTTACTTGACCTGTAATGGTAACAGCGTCACCAGTTCCAGCGGCAGGTTGTAATTTCAAGGTTTGGCTTGCAGCACTTGGGGTTAAGGCTGAGTCAACAAATACAGGGGTATTTGCAACGGCAGGAACCAAAGCACTTAAGTCAATAGCGGTGTAAGAGGTTGCGTTACCAGCAGTAATAGCGGTAGCTTGTGGTGCGTCATACATAAAGGTGCGTAAAGATGACTTGTCATCAGTCCAATAACCTTTTAAGAATGTAGAGCCAGCACCTGTTGCAACATAACCAATTACAGCATACGCATCATAGCCATAAGGCATTAAAGGTGTGCTAGATAATGAAATCATAGCGCCAGGTACATAGCCACTTGAAGTCCCAGCAATTAAGTAAACATAATATAATTTACTAGCTGCTAAAGAACCGGTGTCTAAGCCATTTAAGCCGTTTACTGCGGCATTGATGGTTACACTTGCATCTAAGTTTAACTGGAATGTTTTGCTAGAATCTAAAACACTTCCAACAGCTACATCTAATTTAGTATTAGGTGTTGTTGCATTGTTGCTTAATCCCAAGCCATAAGCGTATGGGAATAAAGCCTGATTAAATGATTTGTATACAGTCATAATTTTATCCTCTCGTAATATACAAGGCGGCTTTCACCGCCCTAACGCTTATAATGGGAAACAATAACGCATTGAGTTTTCTGCAACCAAAGTACTTCCGAAAATTACGTCACGGACATACGCGCGGTTGTTTAACCCGAACTGGCTACCGAAATAATGTCTGATAGAAGCACCAGAATCACTATCAACAGTGGTAACAGTGGTGTATGGAGACTCATCAGGTAATTTAGGCATAGCTAAATAGAACTGGTCGCCAGACATTAAGATACCTGCACGGTGTGAAGGTACTGGAGTAACTTTCATACCAATTTGAATTGCGGTATTCAAGTTTTGGTTTTGGTTTCCAGCCCACACCAACCCAACATCATTGATGGTTTGTAATTGTACAGTTACGCTGTTGCCAGAAGATGCCGCATCAGCAATAGCGCGGAATTGCACTGGTTGTTGACATGGTTTGTGGCCAATGAAGGTTAAGAAGCGTAAGTTTGGTTTACCAGCTACACCATCGTTAAATTGGAATAAGTCACCAGCTTTAACAGCGTTAGCATCGTTACCTACAGAAGCATCCACGCTAAATGTTAAGCTAATTACGTTAGCACCTGTTGGGTCGCCAATTGCTGTAACAGTCATGACATTTGCAGGAGCCGCGGCTTCACCAATACTACCTGACACATGAACAGGCAATAAGTTTGATTCATACCAGTCAGAACCAGCAAATTTACCTAATTCCCAGCTGTTGGCTAATTCATTGTTGCGATTAACGGCAAATTGGTTTAAACCACTACCAACGATTGCAGGAATGTTTGCAACTGGTAAAATCGCCATCATTTTGTGTGTAGCTGCGCCAAAATCTGTGAAGTTTGCTACAGATTGCGCTAACTGAGTAAAGCTATTGATTGGACTGATTCCATCGCCGTAAAAACGGAAAGGGCCTGATTTATATTGAGCTTGTCCAAAGTTAGGATTTTGTGGGTCAGCAATTGTGACGCCAGAAACAAAGTTTTTCAGAATGTCTGATTCAACATATGTTCCTAGTTCTTTCATAGCTGACATACCAAATCTATCCATGTATTCGCGAACATTAAAGATAA